GTCTTTCACCGCCGCATCCTCGACGTCAGCGAGCTGAACGTCGACGTCGAGCGCATGGCGATCGACAGCGCGCTGGGCACAGTTGTCCGGCCGAGCGACGTTGCGCGCATCTCGTTCATGACCCTCTGCCGGCAGGACAGCGACAGCGTGCAGATCACTCACGAAACCGACACCGACGGCATCAGCACGGCCAGCACAGTGTTCAGAGGAGTACGCGATGAGCTTCAGTGATCGCGAGCGGTCGCTCACCGATGGCCAGGCGATCAGCCTTTACGACTTCCGCCTCGGCCCGATCCGTTGGACCTACACAACAGCGAATCGAGACATCGAGTTCAACAACATGACGTTCCGGGCGCGGCCGGTGAGCGACGATGGACGGCGCATGACCGGGCAGGCCAGTGCCGACATCATGACCGTCACTGGCCCGAGCGACATGGAGGTCGCGCAGCTGTACCGGGGCGCTCGGCCGTCGAAGGCTCCAACACTGACCGTCTGGGACATCCACTGGAACGAGCCGCAGGGGCTTGTGGTGTGGATGGGCAGGATCGACGAGGTGAACTGGCCGGCCGACAGCCAGGTGCAGATCAAATGCCGGCTGCTTGGCACCGAACCACGCACATCGATCAGCCTTGCATGGGGACGTGAGTGCCCTTACACGGTGTTCGATAACAACTGCCGGGTAGACCGAGAACCGTACGGCGTACCGTTCACCGTCGAGTTGCGTGACGGCAACAGCGTGACAGGTGCAGGCAACGCGATTGGCGGATACCCCAACGCCTGGTTCCGCGGCGGCTACGTCGAATGGGACAGCGGTCAGGGAGTGATCGAGCAGCGCGGCATCGAGCAACACACGGGCAACCGCCTGGTCCTTGTGGGCGGCACATCGCTGTTGGCTCCTGGTACTCGGGCTGTCGCGTTCCCCGGATGTGATCAGCTCATTCAGACCTGCAACGACAAGTTCGACAACACGCCCAACTGCGGTGCAGTGCCGTTTCTTCCGGGCAAGTCGCCGTTCGACGGCGATCCCTGGTGGTAGGAGTCATCCATGTGGGTGCAAATCGCGATTCTGGTCGCATCGTATCTGATCAGCAGCGCTACTTCTGCGAAAGCGCCGAAGCCGAAACCGGAGACGCTGACTTCCGAAGATCTTCCGCAGACCGAGGACGGCACCGGCCACTACGTGATCTTCGGCGATGTGTGGATCGAGGACTGGATCGTCCTCGGGACCGGTCACGAGCGGATGCAGGCAGTCAAATCGAAGGGGTCGAAGAAGTGACGGATCTGATCATCACAACAGCGCATCTGCGCAGTGTACCGGGGCTGACCAGCCGGCCGGGTTACTGCGTATCCGGTGCGCGCGCCTGGTTCAATGCCCATGGCTTGGACTGGCACCGGTTCGTTGCCGAGGGAGTGCCGGCATCGGTGCTTGAGGCTACCGGTGACGAACTGGCCCTGCGCCTGGTCAACCACGCACGTGCGGAGGCGAGCAATGGGCGGCCGTAGCAAAGCGCAAACTGTCGGCTTTCGCTACCTCATGGGCATTCTCATGGGTTTTGCCAGGGGGCCGCTGGATGAGCTGGTCGAGATCAAGGCAGGTGATCGCACTGCATGGAAAGGATCGGTCAAGAGCAACCAGACCATCCAGATCAATGCCGGCGAATTGTTCGGTGGAGACAAGGCCGAGGGTGGCATCGTCGGGCCGCTGGACGTCATGTTCGGCGCCCCGGAACAACCGGTGAATCCTCGACTGGCGGCGATGGTGGGCGGCCTGGTACCTGCGTTCCGCGGGGTCACCACTGCTTTCTTCGACGGTCAGCTCTGCGCGATGAACAAGTACCCGAAAGCCTGGATGAGCCGGTGGCGACGAGCACTCAACGGATGGGACGGTGGAACCTGGTATCCCGAGAAAGCAGTGATCAGTCTGGCCGGCGACCAGGTGAAGGCGATGAACCCCGCTCACATCTTGTTCGAGTGCCAGACAAACCGCGACTGGGGCCGTGGCAAGGATCGCGGCCTGCTGGACCAGGCGTCGTATCGGAAGGCCGCAGATACGTTGTTCGCCGAGGGCTTTGGTCTGTGCCTCAAGTTTCGCGTGGCAGACGAGCTGGACAACTTCGAGCAGACCGTCCTGGATCACATCGGCGCCACCCAGTTCCTTTCTCGATCGACCGGACTCTGGACGCTGCGGCTGATCCGTGACGACTACGACGTCGCGACGTTGCCGGTATTCGATGAGGACAGCGGGCTGCTCGGGATCGACGAAGACAGCATCACCGCGCTCGACGGCACGGCGAACCAGTTCGTCGTCGTGTGGCACGACCCGATCACCAACACCGACCGGCGTGCCCGTGCGAAGAATGCCGGCGCGATCCGCGCGGCCGGCGGCGTGATAACGACGACGAAGGAGTATCCGGGGCTACCGACCGGCGAGTTGGCCGGCAGGGTTGCGGCGCGCGACTGCAACGTGTCGACGTCGGCTATCCGCAAGCTCCTGGTGCGGCTCGATCGGCGCGCCTATGCGCTGAACCCTGGCGACGTGTTCTGCGTTCGCAGCCGGAAGCGCGGGATCGAACTGATCGTCCTACGGGCCGGCAAGATCGACTATGGCACCCTCACGAAGGGCACCATCGCCATCACCGCGCTGGAAGACGTGTTCGGACTGCCGGCAGCCGGGACGTCCGCAGTCCAGCCGCCGAACTGGACCCCGCCCGACCGCACCCCGCGGGTCATTGCGACCCGCCGGCTCATTGAGGCGCCGTACCGCGACCTCGCGGCGGCACTGAGCGATGCGGATCTCGCCCAACTGCAGCCCGAGACGGGTGTCCTCGCCGTGGTGGGCATGCGGCCGGCCGGCCTGCAAATGAACTACGCGCTACTCAGCCGCGCGGGGTCTGCACCATTCGAAGAGCGCACGTCCGGCGACTTCTGCCCGGTCGCGGCGATCTCTGCCGGTATTGGGCGGGGCCTGGCAAGCATCAGCGTCACGCTGGTGCAGGGTATCGACCTCGACCAGGTCGAGGTGGGCTCGGCCGCGATGATCGATGACGAGATCTTCCGCGTCGACGCGATCAACGCCGCGGCCGGCACCGCGGTGCTCGCGCGGGGATGTGTCGATACGGTGCCAGCGCCGCATGAGGCCGGCGCGCTTATCTGGTTCTACGAGGATTGGGCGACCGAGGACACGCGTGAGTACGTGACCGGCGAGACAGTGAACGTGAAGCTGCTGAGCCGCACCAGCTCGGCGACGCTCGCAGAGAACCTTGCGCCGGTCGACTCGCTGCGAATGAACCAGCGCCAGGCGCGGCCTTATGCGCCTGGCCGGATGCTGGTGTGTGGTGTGGCGTATCCGACGAAGACCTACGGTGTGCTGACCGTGTCGTGGGCGCACCGCAACCGGCTGCTGCAGGCCGATCAGCTGGTTGACTCGTCTGCGAGCAGCATATCGCTGGAAGCTGGCACGACATACACGCTGAGCATCTACAGCGGTACCAGCCTGAAGAAGTCGTACACCGGCTTGACCGGCACGACCTGGACTTACCCGGTCGAGGACGACATAGCGCACGGGCTGCTGCCGGTGCTGCGCATCGTGCTGTTCAGCGTTCGCGACGGTCTGCAGAGCTGGCAGCAGCACGACATCACAATCGAACGACACGGCCTTGGCTTCCGCCTCGGCGAGGAACTTGGAGGCGTAGCACAATGACTCTTTATATGGGACCGAATACCGGCCTGCTGATCAATGGCTTGCCGGGAGAAGGGCATTACAGCGATCTGATTCGGATGTGGCGCTGGGACGACTTCCTCCGCCAGCCGGTCGTCAAGGGGCGCGTCGCCTCGTTGCCCACAAGCGGCCAGGCCGAGGGCGACACTTACATTTTCACCGGCAGCGGTGCGAACCAGAACCGAATTGCACGCTGGTGGGCAACGGGTGCGACGACGCCCATTTGGGAGTACATGCCGCCACGACTGGGCTGGCGGGTTCAGGTTGCGAACGAGACAACCCCGGCAGGCCAGGTCAAGACCTACGAGTATTCCGGCAGCGCCTGGACTGAGCTGGTAGGCGGGATGGCCGACGCGCCGAGCGACGGCAGCAACTACGCACGCAACAACGGTGCGTGGGGCAAGCTTGGAACCGCTGCCGGAGCAGACCTCAACGGCATGCCGTTTCTCAATCTGATGCCCGACAGCGGACGATTCGCCGGCATCATCAATCCGCTGATTCTGCGCTTCACTGGAGCATTTTCTAGTTCGTTCCTGGCGCCGTGGAACGGCGCGTCAATCGCTGACGGCGGAAAGTACGTCTACGACAACACCACGTTCGGGGGGACGGCTGGCGACCTGAACCAGCGCGTCCAAGACCTTATGGCGGCCATGGGCCGGTCGGGCAGCGTGGCGCGCTACGGCGTTGAGTTCTATACCGTTGTGCTGACCGCTGGCCCCAACGCAACGACCGGCTCTACGGGTGCCGACGGCACGACCCGTTATCTTCAGATGACGAACTCGTCGAGGGCGCTCTTCATCGCCAACGGCTGGTGTACAGCTGTTTTCTGGATACGAGCTGAAGCCGGATCGCTACATCTCATCCCGGCAGGATTTCCGACAACTGACTACAAGTTGTGGCTGAACGGGGCTCCAGTACTGCCGGGACAGGTTCTGACCCCGAGCGATGGATGGAAGCACGTCAGGATTTCCAAAAAGAGCGCGCAGGGGTACGACAACGGTTTCCCGTACCTCTATGCGGCCCTGGGCTCCATCGCAGCTATGGCCTGTCCCGCTTTCTTCGGCGGACTGGTCGACCCCGGCATCCACGTCGCGCCTATCGCGACCGTCAACTCACAGAGCGCATGACAATGACGAAACGAGTTCTACTGAAAGGCGAGTTCTTCGCAGAGTGGTCCGGCTCGCTGGAGGAGGCCGCCGCACTCGCCGGCGTCCCGGTCGGCGACCTGGCGTTCCATCCCGACGACCTCCTCGCCGAGGTCAAGGAGCTACGCCGCCAGGCCTATCGCACCGAGTCTGACCCGCTGCGCCTGGAGGCCGAGTTTGACGCCATCGCCGCTGGCACCGAGCCGGATCTGGCGGCATGGGTCGCGGCCGTGCAGGCGATCAAGGCGCGGTATCCACTTCCCTCGGAGTAAAGAGAGGGCGCCTCGTAGGGGAGCGGCAACTCCCGTCCGAGGCGTCGACCAGCAGAGACAGCCTGCAAGCCAACCGAGGCCCTCCCACTCTCGCGAGAGCTGGGCGAGCCTAGCAAAACTGAAAAGGCTTTGCAGAGGATGAAAGACATACGTTGTGGCGGCTGTAACCGCCTGCTGGCCCGAGCCGGCCAATTCGATCAAATCCAAATCAAGTGTCCCCGATGCGGGACCTTGAATCACCTGAAGGCCGAGAGCCTCCTGATAGCGCCGCTGAGCGCCCCGTGCCGTCAGGAGGCATCATGTCCGCCCAACCCATCATCCCCTGGATAGGGGGCAAACGTCGGCTCGCCGATCGGATCTTCCAGTTGTTCCCACGCCACTCCTGCTATGTAGAGCCGTTCGCAGGAGGAGCTGCTCTGTTTTTCCTCCGCCCGGTGCCGGCAGAGGTTGAGGTTCTCAACGACGTCAACGGCGACTTGGTCAATCTGTACCGGGTCGTTCAGCACCACCTGGAGGAGTTCGTCCGTCAATTCAAATGGGCACTCAGTTCTCGCCAGGTATTCAAGTGGCTGCAGGAGACGCGCGTGGAGACCCTGACCGACATCCAACGTGCGGCCAGGTTCTACTACCTGCAGCAGAGTGCCTTCGGCGGGCGTGTGGATGGCCAAAGTTACGGAACGGCCACCACGCAACCGCCAGGCCTCAACTTGCTGCGGATCGAGGAGGCGCTCTCTGCCGCTCACCTGCGTCTGAGTAACACGTACATCGAGCATCTGACCTGGCAGGACTGCATGAAGCGCTACGACCGCGAGCACACGCTCTTCTACATGGACCCGCCATACTGGGAGACTGAGGGCTACGGCGTGCCGTTCGGCTTCGAGCAATACCTGGAGATGGCTGAGATGCTGAAGCGGTTGAAGGGGAAGGCAATCATCAGCCTGAACGACCATCCAGATATCCGACGCTGCTTTACCGACTATCACATCGAGGCGACGGACATCCGGTACACGGTCGGAGGTGGCAAGGGGAGTGACGCGCGGGAGGTTCTGATCTTCAGTTGGGATATCCAGGCGGAACCCGCCGGGCTATTCTGA